CGGGGTGCCGCTCGTGTCGCCGGTCAGAGCTGCGCCGGGCGAGACGCCGAGCGCGTCGCCAAGCACGATGCCCACGAACACGTCGTTCGCACCGTCGGCCCAGTGGTTGAGATAGCCGCCTTCCAGGCCGACCAGCGCGCCCTCGTAGAGCGTCACGCCATCGGCGATCGGGTAGGCGCTCCGACCGCTGCGCGTCTTAGTCGCGAGCGTCTTGCGTGCAGTGACATCTGCCATCTTTCAGTCCTCGTCCGTGTCGGGGTGGGTTAGGCGTCGGCCGCAAAGCCGGCGCGTTGCATGTTGACGGCGACGTAGCGGTCCTCGCTCATGCGAGTCGCGCCGTGCCTCATGAGCTCGACGTGCTCGCGAGCGAACTGCGCAGCGCGCTCGACGGCCTCCGTGCCTTGCTCGGTGTAGTTCAAGGCAACGCCGGGCGTCTTGTTAGCCTGAGCGGCGAACGCGACCGCAGCCGTGTCGCTGTGGCTCAGAGCTCCGAAGGTCTGCACCATGCTGTCGATGTAGTCCCTGAACGCAGCCGCGCCGTGCGTCTTGTGGTAGCTCTGCAGCTTGGCCTCGAGGTCGCTGCCCAGCGGGCGGTCCTCAAGACGCTTCAGCGCCTGGGCCACGTCCGTCTTGCGCAGGTCGCAAGCATCTCGCTCGTCCAGACGCGCCTTGAGCGCCACGTTCTCGCCCTCGAGTTTCGACATGCGCCGCATCGCTTCGCCGGGAACGGGCGCTTGCGCCGGCTCCATAGCGTCGCCCTTCTCCTCCATGACCTCGGTCGCGTCGGCGACGATCATGGCGAGCTGCTCCATGTCGAACGTCCCAGCCTTGATCGCCTCGCAGACGGCCTCGGCACTCATGCCGTCCTGCATCTTCTCGTCGGAGTCCTCCGACTCCTCGGCCATCTCTTCCTTCTTCTCGGGGTTGTCGCCCATCTTCTCATCGTCTTCGTCGTAGGCGAACGAAGCGGCGGCGGCCTTGTCGTCGATCTTGGTGCTCATGGTCAGCTCGTCCTGCGTGAGTAGGTGCGCGGAATGCCCGCGCCGAAAGCACGCTACCACGCCATCCTCGGCGCGTGCGCTTTCTGCAAGGTAGGGGTTGGCGAATGTTGCATTTGCAACACGGACCGTCTGCCCGCTGGTCGCCACGTTCAGCGTCGAAGGTTCTTCAACGTCGGCGACCATCAGCATGGGCAGCTCGAGGTATGGAGGCTCGTGGTCGAGCAGCGCGAGGCTGTCGATCGCCGGCTTGTCGACGTTGAATATCTCCACGCTGCGATAGGGCAGGCGCGCGGCCAGCACGTCCTCCTCCACCCATGGCCGGGTGATAACAAGGTCGGCGAAGATCGCCGTGCGGGTCTTGCCCTTGAAGGTGATCGGTGCCGTGCGCGTGATGCGGAAGAATCCCGCCGGCTCAGGCACCGGCCCGTCGTCGTGGTGCCGGATGTGCAGCGGCGGCAGATAGCCCTCGACCGCCGCCTGCCGGGCCTTGGCAACCGCGGTCTCGATCCAGCCGGCGTCGAAGCACGTCTCGCCGCGCTCGCACTCGACGAAGATCGGCACGTCGTGGATCGTGAGATGCCCTTGGCCGTTGCGCGTTGCCCGGTATCCGCTCACGTCGTGGCTCACTGCTGCACCTCCTGCACGCAGCAGAACTCGACCGTGCTCTCTCCAGCCGCCGAGGTCTGCAGGTTGAACGTGCGCCCGGCGTCGAGCGCGATCGTGTAGGTGCTGACGGCGTCTGCCGAGAGTGTGCCCAGGTGTATCACAGCGCCGGAGCTCGGCACGATGTTGATGGCGATGGCCGCCGTGGCCTGGATGCTGATGCGGACGAGGTTGCCGGCTCGCTGCACGGAGAAGTCCGAGCCGAAGAAGTCCGTGTTCTGCGCAACCGTGGCGTTAGCCGTGATCGTCGCCAGTTCTGTTCTGTAGTCCATGGTCGGTCGTCCTGTCGTCTACGATGCGCTCGATGGCCGCCCGCAGCGCGCGGCTCGGCTGCGACGTGTCGCCGCTGATAATGCGGTAGATGGTAGTGTGGCTCGCCGGCACCTCGCTGGCAATCCGCCTGACTCCCTCGCGGGCCGCTATGCGGCGGAACTTCTGCCGCACGTTTTGCCAGTCCTCAGGCATCATCGACCGGACTGCGCCAGATCCGGGCGGCCTCCGTGTCGGAATCCGGGGTCAGAGAAGGCCCCAGCCGGCACCTTGTCCTCGATGAGCGATCCGTCCTTACGGATTCGGCCCATGCGCTCGAGCTCGTAGCGCGTGACATGCACCACTTGGCACCGGCAGTTGTAGCCGAGCGGCGGCGCGATCTTGCGCCACTCCGGGTTGTTGACCGACATGATCAGCCCGTCCGCGGCGTCGTGATTGTTGCGAGTGTCGCCGTCGCCGACGGCGTCGAACCGGAACGCTGGGGCGACCTCTTGGATGTCCGGGTCTTGGGCCTGCCGGAATCGGCCGGCGCTGATCGCCGTGTTGATGTTCGTGCGGAACACCATGCGCGCATAGCCCTCCGACCACGCCTGCGATGCCTTGCGGATGTCGTCGACCTTCATGGCGAGCTTGCGGCCGGCCTCGCCCTCGGCGACGCCCGAACGTAGCGCGCGCTGGATGAACTCGGACGCCTCGCGGGTGACGGTCTCCTCCGCCGATCGCACGAACGCCATGACCGCGTCCTCGCTGTAGAGCTGCGCGATCCGCTGCGCGGTGCGCTCGGCTGCGTCGACTAACGTGACCGGCGCGCGTTCGACCATGTCGTCGAGCGCCTCCTCGAACGTCACGCGCGGCAGCAGGGTCTGCGTCGGCTCCTCGGCTGCAAACTGTGCGGTCCTCTTGAGGTTCTGAAGCAACAGCGACGCGCCCAGCACCTCGCCCACGCCCATGGTCTGCTGCATGACCTGCGCGAGCTGCCGGCGCGCCGCTGCCGCGCTCGGCTTGTCGCCGCTGACCTTCGCCACGTAGAGCTCGTGGATGGCCGCGAAGTAGAGCCGGGCATAGCGGCCGGATACGTCCTCTAGCAGCTTGTCGGTGTTCATACTGTGTAGCCGTATACGATGAACTCTTGCGCTATCAGGCCGGTTAGGTCGTCGCGGACCTCCACGCCGAAGCATCGGTCGGGCTGTAGCGAGTTGACGTGTAGGCTGCATCCGTCCTCGGCGAAGTCCCAGATCGCGACGAGGTGCTGGTTGCCGCCGCCCCAGGCTTGCAGCGTCGCAGGGTAGGCGTGCAGCGACCAGTCGAAGTTGGTCTTGATCGGGTGGCCTGCGGTCAGATCATCGACGATCGCGTTGGTTGTCGTGTTGAAATAGCCGATGCGCAGGCCGTTCGTCAGCTCCGCGAGCGCGCCGTATGTGGATGTCTGGAAGTTGCCCTGATCCTCGACGACGGCGTGCAGTCTGTGGATGACATGCGTGCCCTCGGTCGGCGCGTTGATGCGGAACAGAACAGGCCCGCCCTCGCCCTCGCCTCGGCTGCCGTCGACGTTTGCGTCGTGCGATCCGGTCCCGTCGCCCACCGTGTCGAGGTGGCGATTGAGGAACTGCTTGTCGTCGTCGATGCGCTCGTAGACGGTTGCCATGCCTACAGACCCAGGCCGGGTAGAGGAACTTGCGCAGGCTGTTGGATTGTCTCCTCGCCCTGCTCAGGCTTGCGGAATCCGGTTTGCTCGAGCACGTCCTCAAGCGACAACTCGACGCCCATGCCTGCCAGCACTTGCGCGACCGCGGCGCGCTCCTGCGGGTCTTCGCGCTTCTCCTGCGTGATGTTGAACCGCGGCTTCTCCTGGGCGATGCCGAGCTCTTGCAGGTTCGCGTGGTTCTTCCACCAGATGCAGCCCAGCAGGTCGTCCGTGAGAGTGTCCTCGAGCGTCTCCCGGTCGTATTGGATCAGCGCCTCGGTGCTGTTCTCTTGGATCTGCGCGAGCGCGTAGCTGCCGCCATCGTTCGCCGAGGTCGTCAGATTCGCGCCCATGATCAGCGTGTAGATCGTTGACCGCAGCTCGTCGCGGATCGTGTTCATAAGCTGCCAGCCCTCGCCGCTGACGCTGACGCTCTCCACCGTGTCGCTGCTGTCGTAGACTAGGACGTGCCGGCTGCGCAGATCCTCGAGCACGTCGCGCCACTGGTTGATCAGCTCCGTGTTCGGCAGGCCGGTCTCGGCGTCGCGCGCGCCGTCGACCTTGGCCGTCATGATGCCCTGCGCGAACCGCTCGACCGCTTGCAGGCTCTCCTGGAACACCTGGGTCTTGGCATACCACCACCAGCCCAGCGCCTCGCGTAGTCCGCGCCCGTGGCCTAACGTGCCTTCGTCGTCCTGGTAGACGTGCCGGATCGTGTGCGCGGCGTCCTGCACGCTCTGCGTGTTCCACTGTTGACCGTAGACGTCCCACCGCTCCCAGTTGGCGGTCAGCGTCTCGCCGTGCTGCGGCACGATGCGGAACAGCCGCTTGTCGTGGTCCTCGATGCGGATCGGACACCACCACTTGCGCGGCCGGCCGTCGCCGATCGTCAGCGTGCGGACCTTGCCGTGGATCGTGCCGAACCGGGCACCAGAGAAGAACGCCCGCGCAAGGTTGAGCCGAGACTGCGTGAAGTCCTGGATGCCGTCGATGAGCTCGTTGGCGATGCTGACCGACAAGTCGGCGCGCGGACTACCTGTGACGCGCGGGATGCAGTTCCACCGCTGGCCGGCGATGAGGTGCCGCCGGTAGCCGACCGCGTGCGCTATATCGGCGTCGCGCAGCATCTTCTCCTCCATCTCGGGCTCGCGGAGCAGCCACAGGGATGGGTCGTGAACCTGAATGCCGTTGCGGTAGGCCGTCGACAGCGCCCGCACGTAGAGGTTCTGGCTCTGGTTCTGAACTCGTAGCTCGGTCGTCATGCTGTCGCCTTGTCGTGCGTGCAGTGTAGCACGCTAGTCCTGCATGGATGCGCTGGTGCGAATGGCCCACTCGATGCCGGTCGTGCCGCCCCAGCCGAGCCATGCGACGTATCCAGCATCCTTCCAAGGTTCGCCCTTGTGCTCGGCCGATACCTCGGCGTTCTTGCGGTGCCTGTTGAACGCGGCCATGCGCTTGACGGTGTCGGCGCTGATCGGCCGGCCGCTCGCGAGCTGCCGAGCTCGAACCCAGCCCACGCGCGTCATGCCGTCGACCTCGTCGCCGTGCTCGTCGCGCCAGCGCAGCACCTTCTTGGCGTTGCCTTGGGCACCCGCCGGCGGCCGATACGTCTTGGCAAAGTAGATGACCATCAGCAGTTAGGTAGGGCCACGTAGTTGAGTTCTGCGTCGAACCGCTCGCCGATGTCGATCGTGCCTTGAGCGGTCTCGTGGACGTTGTCCGTGCTGATCTCGATGTCGTCGACGTTCATCAGGCGGAACTGCTTGTCCGCCGCGGCGCGCGCGACCAGCGCCGCCCGGACCTTGATGGCCTCGGCGTTGATCGCGGTGCCGGCGTTGAGCTGCGGCTTGCGCCACACGATCGGCGTGTCCTTGCCGCTGGTATGCGTGCCGAAGTCGGTCCGCAGGTTACGCACAAAGACGGGCAGATGGCTGGTGAACAGGTCGCCGCCGCCGCTGACGGCTTGGTCGTTCGTGCCCAGGCTGACAAAGAAGCCCATGACCTCGGCCTGCCGCTCGAGGGTGACGTTGATGTATTGCAGCGCGTTCTCGATGTCGGCGCGCATCTCGTCGTAGTGTTCGGTCCCGGCGTAGGTCTTAGACCAGCGCCCGCCCGTGCCGCTGCTGTATGCCGATCCGTTCGCGATCAACGTGCTGGCGTTGCTGCCGCGCTTGATGATCACGAAGCCGGTGTCGGGGTGCCGGCTGTAGAGCTGCTGCGTGAGGCTGAACTCCGGGCCGGCTGTCTGCGATCCGGCGGCTGCCGTGCTGCCGCTTGTGTTGCTGTTGTTGTGCGCGTCGTATGCCTCGACGTTGCCCGTGCTGCGGTTGTAGATCTTCTGGAGGCTGTTGCGGGCCGTGTTGGTCAGCGTCGGGCTCTCGAGTGCGGTCGTGAACGTCAGGTCGCAGTGCGTGCCGACGGCGAGGCTGTCGCCGATGAAGATGTAGACCGGGATCGCGTTCTGGACGTTAGGCGCTGCGCCTTGCTGCCAGAGGTCGATCGTGCGCCGAATCTCGGTGGGGTATTCGCGCTGGTAGACGCTGGTTGAGTAGTAGTAGCTGTCCTCGCCCTGCCACGTCGGGGTTGCGCTGTCGATGCCGCGCAGCGCGAGCTCGAGGCCGTTCAGGTTGCAGACCCGCACGTTGCTGTCGGCCAGCGCGATGCCCTGGTGCGCGTTGTTCGCCGCGGCCGTGCCGCTAGGTGCCTCGACGTTGCGTAGATCGGTGTCGTGACTGACCAGGATGACCTTGAGGCTGCTGTTGTTGAACACGCTCGCGCTGCGCAGCCACGCGATCATCTCGGTCATGTCGTCTTCGTAGAGCAGCACGTTGGCCGGCGTGCCGCCGCTGGTGCGCCAGCTATAGACGTCCAGGTTGCTCTGGTCGATGATCGCGTAGTCCCATCGCAGCGTGTTGCCGGTCGCGAGGGTCGTCCATGCGGCGTCGACGCGGGCCTTCTCGGTGGCGTAGCCCGCGCGAGCGGTGCCGCCGTCGTTCCATCCGCCCGTCGTGGTCGCGGCGTGTGCATACTTCCAGAACTGGAAGTAGGGGCTCGCTGTGTAGATGTTCTTCCAGAGCTGCCTGACGAGCATCTGGTCGGGCGCGGCTCCGTTGTTGCCCTGCGCGTAGGCTGCGCCGCTGCGCGTCGGAGTCACGCTAGCAGAGACCTCCGTCAACGTGCGCCACGCGGCGTTCATCGCCACGTCTTTCCACTGTCCCTCGTTGAACCACACGCCGGCTCCGGTCTCTGGCGTCGCCGTCCAGCTCGCCACCGTGATCGTGTCGCTGCTGTTTGCAGTGACGCTGATGGCGCGATTGCGGAACCCCAGGCCGCTCAAGTTGTTGTTCGTGACCTTGTAGCCCGCCCACTCATTGGTCGTCCAGCCGGGGTCCGGCGTGACCGT